CTGTGGATATTGCTTTCACAGCAGATACTAGTGATGACACATTGATATTAACAGTTACTGGTGAAGCAGGCGAGACAATAATTTGGCATGCAATAGTAACACAAAATATAGTGGTAGGTTAAATATGGAAGACATAATAAAAAAATTTTTATCAGTGATTGGTAACGGTATGTGCAAATACGATAAGCACACATATATCTGGGAACCTAATATGGTGACCGAAACTTTAGAAGGTGTGGGAGAAGTAACTTCTGACTTGGGATGTTATAAGGTCACAGACCACGATGACATAGATAAAGCTCGAAGTTCTTTAAGTAAATTTCCAGCATTGGAAGATGCAGTAAAAGCACTTACAGGTGTATCCGAAATTAAAAGCCTTTTAAATCTTCAAAGTTTAGATGGTGTTTTACAATCATTTAAGTATAACGATGAAAGACACACTCCTGACAGTGATTTAATCGCAGCGTTTGATGAACTTCTAATAGAAATAGAGAGTTAATGTGGCTCCACGTAAAAAGACAGCCGCAGCTAAAAGGAGAAAGAAGTAATGGCAGCAAAGAAGAAAGGTTTGTATGCTAATATACATGCTAAACGTAAACGTATTAAGAAAGGTTCCAAAGAGACTATGAAGAAGAAAGGAGCCAAAGGCCGTCCAACAGCTAAACAATTCAAAAAAGCAGCTAAGACCGCCAAGAAGAGGAAATAATGGTTGTTAAAAAGAAAACTACTAAAAAACGAAAGAAAGGTAAAGCTATACGTAAAACAACTAAAGGTAAAGGAGCTAACTATCGTTCTACAAAATCTGGAGCTGGTATGACTAGAAAGGGAGTTAAAGCTTATAGAAGAGCTAATCCCGGTTCTAAACTTAAAACAGCAGTTACAGGTAAAGTCAAGAAAGGTAGTAAAGCTGCCAAAAGACGTAAATCTTATTGTGCTAGGTCAGCAGGACAGAAAAAGAGAAGTTCAGCTAAAACAAGAAACGACCCTAATTCAAGAATCAATCAAGCACGTAGAAGATGGAAGTGTTAAATAGTAATCTTTATATACTAGGGCCTTCTAAATATAATAGGCTCTCACAGTAGGGCCAAAGCTTCACAGGATACTTATCGCAAGCGTCTTTGAGGGAGCCCAAACAACAAAGGACAACTATGTCAAATAATACAAACAATGAAACAGCAGCCAATGAAACAGCTGACGATGGAAATATCACAGCTCTTATTGAGACTGTAGAAGAATCTGGAATATTAGACCAAATAATGGATGAACCAATTTTAGCAGGATTAACTACTATGGTATTAATTTTAGCTAGCGCAGTAGCTTATCAAGTACCCGCAGTTAAAGAATTAGTATTCAAGTACTTAAAAAATAACGAAGCTGAATTGATGAAGATGTTAGATGGAAATCTAAGCAAAGCCCAGATGAAAGCTTTTGAAAAGCTAGACGAACAAGCACAGAAGCACGTAAAGGACTCATTAGTTCGAAATGTATTGATAACAGCATGGGATGAGAAAGACGACGAACTTGCCGCATTAGTTAAGTCTAAAGTCAAATCAGCCCTTGATGAAGGAAAGGGATTATAAGATGGGAGTTTTTAAAGGAAAGGATGAATTTTGTCCTGACTGTACTAGCTCTTCACATAGTTCTTGCAATACATGTATGGTTCAGAAAGGTGAATCAGAAGAAGATATGAGAGCTCGTTTACGCAAGGAAACGGGGAAAGACAATAATGTTAATCCTCACATCCAAGAGTGAACGTAGAGGAATACGAGCAAAGATTACGTCAGAGGGTAGGAGAAAGCGAATATGCTAGGCATAAAGAGCTTGTCCGTCTTCTGGCGCGCAATCTTGCTCTTGAAGATATATTGTGGGAAGAAATTCTTGTATGCATTCGGGATGTTAACGCTCGAACAGAGCTCTTGCGCCAAAGAAATACAATTGTTAAAGACATACATACAGAGTTCAGAGCGCTGAATATAGAAGTACCTACTACTGTAGAAAAGAATACCGAAGCCTTTGCTTCATTCTTAGGAGAATTATCAGATGATAAAGGAACAAAAGAATCTAAAAAGCCTGATGACAGGTAAAGGTGGATTAGATTCAAGAAGTTTAGAGAAAATATTCAAACAATGTAGACAAGATAAGGAAAAGATGCGCAAATTGCTCAAAGCTTTTTGTACAACCTATCTTATTGACGGTAAACAACGCCCTTTATTACTTAGACCATTACAAGAAGACATAGTATTAGAATGTCTAATGTTAAGAGATGACGACAAACAAACTAAATTAGCCATCTTAGCTCCACGAGGCAGTGGTAAATCGTTCGCTTTGTCTGTAGCGGTAACTATATATATGTTTTTTAATAGATTTAGAGATTTAGTATTTATATTGGCTCCTACTGAGGACCAAGCTGCTTTAATCTTTAACTATGTCTATCGACACTTTGCAGATAATTCATTTTTAAATGGCTTGGTAAAGAACTATCGTTTTCATAACAAGCCCAACATAACACTTAAGGGGGGCACTATAATGCGTAGAGCTCCATTAGCGCCTAGTAACCAAGGACAAGCTATCCGTGGACAACACCCTACATTCCTTGTAGTGGACGAATCTCCACTGATTGATGATAAACTGTTCATTGACAATGTAGAGCCTTCTATCGTCGCTAATAAGGCACCTTTTATTAATCTAGGCACACCTAAGTCAAAAGATAATCATATGTATAAGTATCTTTATGACGATGGCTATGCTTCTACATTTAAAAGATTACACTATACATGGAGAGACGCCGTAAAGAAAGGGGATGCTTACTCAGCTCCCTATACTGATGAAGAAATGTTAGATAAAATGATGGAGTGGGGTGAAGATTCCGTCTACTGGAGGACAGAATACGAGTGTGAGTTTGTAGAGTCTGTATCGAATGTATTTAATCCAGAAAAAATAAAGGCGTGTTACGATGATTACATACTTAATAGACTGGATGGGGATGGAGACAAGAGAGGAGGCAATATTACTGTTGGTGTTGACATTGGCAAATCTGTTAACTCTACTGTCATTAGTGCATGGTCCCTTGAAAAGTCTGACGAAGAAAATATTGCTAGACTTATATACATTGAAGAAATCAATGCCCGAACTGGTGGACACGATATTCCATACCAACGTAGACGTATCATGGACGTTACCAATAAGCTCAATGCTAATCGGCTCATTGTTGATTGCACTGGTATGGGTGGTGCGGTTGAACATGACTTACGGTTGGCGTGTTTAGAATCTGACGTTCATTTTGTTGCGTTTATTTTTACAGGAGGTCCAAAGGGTACAAAAACCCAGATGTATAGAGATTTTACTTCCTACATACAACAAGGACGAGTAAAAGTACCTAATCCAGAGGGGTTAGAGCATTCAGAAGCTAAACTAATTAATAAATGGACAAAAGAACATATTGATTTAGAATATACTATGGATATAGCTAATAAGACAGAGAAGATATCCGCACCTTCGGGTAAACACGATGATTATTGTGACAGTACTGCGATGGCTTTACATGCTACCTTAAGTATGTTACCAATGTCAGGTAACTTCAGTCAATCAATAGTATCACGTCCAATTAATAAGAATTATTCCGCAGGCGCAGGAAATCGTGGAACCCACTCAGGTGTTTCACTTTTCACAACTTCTCAACGAAAACACACACTAAACAAACACGGGCTAAGGGGAATCTAACACAATCTTTATATACTCATTAAAGTTAATTATAAATAGCCATGTCGTTTATAGATAGAGTTAGACGTACGTTTGCTTCCGTTGGAAGTAACCCTACGTACAAAGAAGACGACCCGAGAAGTTATGGAGCGGGAGTTATACAACGCCTGAAGATTGATAAAGGGTTCGCTGTCGGTGGACAAAAGGATTTTGAACCACACATAGGCAAAAACAGAACATATATGAATGTATATTTATCTGACCCTATAGTTCGTAGTTTAATTGACTTACCATGTTTATACGCTGTTAAAGACAATTTTGACATCGTAACAGCTGACGAAGATGTAAGAGAAGAAGTAGAAGAAATGTTCCGAGATATTAATATAGAACATATATTATATGGTTGGTTAAGAAATGCTCGTATTTTTGGTACGGGGTATTTAGAATGGACTGGAGACAACTTAGTTTTAAGGTCTAGTCAAAACATGTACGTAAAAAGGAATGAGCATGGTCAAATAGAATACTACTACCAAAAGATAGGAGATGATAAAGAAAATATAAGATTTGAAGAATCTGAGATTATTGAGTTAAAGAATAATCAATTTGATGATTTTGCTTATGGATTATCCGATATCCACCCTATTTTATATTTAGTAGATTTAAAAGATTATGCAGAACGAGATATAGGTGCCGCACTAAACAAATACGCTAATTCAAGGTATGATGTTTCAGCTGGTTTACCTGACATGCCTTATGGTCCAGATAAGATTAACGAAATAGTAGAAGCTTTTAATAATTTAGCACCCGGTGAAGATATCATTCACGGAAACGATATAACTATTAAAGAACTACAAGGAACTCAGCGTGCATTTGAATATGGTAAATATACCGACGATATCATGGATAAAATACATGTGGCTCTGAAAACCCCTAAAACAATGTGGACAGACCCAGATAAAGCACGACCTATTTTTGAACCTTATGTAAGATATCTACAAACGATGGTAGAGGGTGCACTTAACGCCCAGCTTATGCCTCAATTAGAAAAAGGAGAAGCTAAATTTAAGTTTAGGCAAATTAATGTTGAAGATGCATTTGTTAAAGCTAAGACTGATATGATATACTTATCAGAAGGAGTTTTATCACCCGGCGAAGTTAGAGAGGAAAGAGGACTTGACCCTGAAGGAGTAGCAGAATTAGATATGGAAACTTCTGAAGATATTAAGGCTTCCCCTATAAGACAGGAGCAGGGAGACAAGAATGCAAATATTTCTGGAGGAAAGAATCAAGATAAGAAAGAAGAATCATCCAGAGTACAGAACAGGGGTAACAAACCCTCCGCAAACGCAACAGGAGATAGAGCATGACATTCGATAAATGTATGATAGCTACCAAAGCTACTCTAAAGAAAAGGGGTTTTGATAACTCCGAAGAGATTGCAGCTGGCATGTGTAGCATGTGGGCTCAAGAGAATGGCGTTGAAAGGGAATTTGCAGATATCAAATCCGAACCAGTTCGCAGGTCATTTGCTCTCTCAGTTAATGAGAGTGAAGAAGTGACATTTACAAGCGAAGAGGGAATAGACTCTGTTTCATTCCCAGTCATCGCTATAACATCGGGACTTCACGAATATGAAGTCGACGGTGATATGAATAAAGTTTATATTGAAAGAGGGATGTTAAAAGATAATTTAACTTCTTTTACTGACCTCCCGATATATGTAGACCATCAAAGAACAGCCGAGGACCTAATCGGCATGGCTGCTAATCCGGAGCTAATCGAGATGGAAAATGGAAAGACCGCAGTAAAGATGTTGGCAACAGTATCTAATAAATATGGCCGCGGTGAAGAAGTAATGAATAAAGTTAAGGAGGGAGACATGACACATGTTAGTATCGATTGGTTTTCAAACGATATTGATGTCATGGGTGACACTTATGCCACCAACATTCGTCCTACAGAGGTAAGTTTCATTGACAATGAAAAGATGGACCCAGTATGTAAGGAATGTACAATAGAAACGAAATGTGATTCACACGAACCTGATGACGACCACGACTGTGGTTGTGGTGGCCATGAAGGAGCATGTGGATGCGATAATACAGAGGAACAAACTATGTCAGAAGATAAAGTAGAAACTAATGTAAAATCCGACGCAGAAAGCATTGTCGAACGCGAGTTCGCTTCGCTACGAACTCAACTTGAGGAAGCAACTGCATCTAAAAAGGATATCGAATCTCAGTACGAAGCTGCTATGAAAGAAATAGAAGCCTTCAAATTAGCTGAAGAAGAGAGAGCCGCAACAGAAGCAGAAGCCCGCAAGTTAGAAGCAGTAGAAGCAATTATATCCAGAGAAATCTTATTCGGTACAGTCGAACAAGACAAAAAGGATGCACGTGTAGAAGAACTTTCAGCTTGGGATGAGTCCAGATTGACTGGATTTAACGACGCTCTAGCAGGAATGCCAGAGCCAAATATGGATGTCGAAAGAACTTTCGGAAAAGGTAAAGTAGCTTCAGAAGATACAGAACCAGTTGTCGAGAGAGAATTCGGTATGACAAAGGACAACAGTGGTAGTATTCGATTGAATGCTGACTACTACAAAAAAGGTGATTAAATATGGCAACAGAAATTTTAATTAATGACGGTGGAGCTCCAGCACGTATACTTCCGTATACCGCAGCTGAAGCTATTGTAGCCGGAGACGCATGTACCATTGATGGTAATGGTGAATTGCAGAAAGCAGATTCCGCTAATGGTAGCGGACAAGGATTCGCATATGCAGGTATAGCACTAACTAACGCAGCAGACGGGGATATAGCATCTCTAATAACTGGTGTTGGGGTAGTTCTAAACATTAACTGTGCAAACGTCAACGCAGGAGTAGCTATGATGATGGGAACGACCGCAGGTCAATTACTAACAGCAACGCAAGCAACAACTGACCCAAAAACACAAGCAGTGACTTTGGAGAACAACAGTGGAGCAGGACTGACCAAGTGTCAGACCCTCTAAGGAGATAAAGAAATATGACAGAATACCCAACAGCAACGTCCGGTTTATTGACCAGTTTGAATACTGGTTCGATTGACGGAGGATTAGGAGAGAGAGTACTTATTGATTACAAAGAAGCTATCATGGACTACAAAGTCACTGAACTTCCTGTAATGTCTT